AATTCATTTCTTGGCTACGTTACAGAGATTCAACAGAAGTGAAGAAAAGAAACACTATCAAACTTAATGATATGACATGGTTATTGTTGATGACTTTAGGAATCCTTAGCACCTATCTATTGTATGTGACAGAGAGTTTCTATCATCGTTTTTAAATCTCATATTTAACACATCAAGAAAGGTTTCCAGATGTCACGACCATCGAAGAATATGTTAAGATGAGCTTTCAAATCTATGCACACATAGCACTTATCATCGTTTTAGGAATCTATCTTTTATTGATCTATGTGCTTCCCATTATCAAACAGAAGAAAAGTAATAAGTTGACGTAAGGTTTTAAGTTTGTTGTTAAAGCCTTTTATCTTTGAGAAATGATTAATTTGACTCGAAAATATGTTATGATATCTTTGTATAAGGCTTTACCTTAAGGAGACATTGTAGATGAACGAACATATCAATATCGATGATATTTTACAACTAGATATTAAACGCATGGGAATCAATGGTGAAGGGATTGCTTACTATAAAAAGTTAGCTATTTTTGTTGATCATGCATTGCCTGGTGAAAAAGTTGATGTGAGAATCAATGAAGTATTAGATAACAGAGCAATTGGTTCTGTTGAACAAATTATAGAAAAAAGTTTGGAACGTCAAACACCTTTTTGTCCTGTTTATGAATCATGTGGTGGCTGTCAGACACAACACATTGATTATGAAAAGATGTTAGCGTACAAACGTGATATTTTAGTAAAAAGTTTTGATCGCTACGCAGGTTTAAAGATCAATGAAAAGAAAGTTAAACCTACGAAAGGTGCGGATTACCCTACTCATTACCGTAATAAAGCTTCGCTACCTGTGCAAATGGTAAATAAGAAAAACCGTTTTGGCATGTATGCAAGAAATTCAAATCAGTTTATTCCAATTGATGACTGTCCTGTTCAACATGAGGTGATCAATCACATCATGAGAACCATCATTAGACTGATGGATAAACATCATATGGATGCTTATAATCCTAAAACAAGACGAGGTTATGTGAGACATCTTGTTGTAAGGGTTGCTGAACATACAGGGGAAGTTCAAGTATCCTTCATCATGTTAAAGAAGTCTAATCGCATCGATGATGTCATCAAAGATTTAATTGATTTAGAAAAAGATATTGTTTCTATTTTTGAAGTGATTAATCCTAATCTTAAGAAAATGGGGTTCTTTGCTGATGAACAACGCCTTGTTCATGGAAAAGAAACGATTACTGAAATCCTTGATGGTAAAACCTATCAATTAAAACCTGATGCCTTCTTCCAATTAAATACAGCACAAGCCCATGTGTTTTATCAAGAGATGAAGCGTTTAGCTAAACTCAAAAAGCATGAAGTAGCCATTGATGCTTATGCAGGGATTGCTCCTGTATCACATTATATTCATGAAGAAGCTAAACAAGTGTATGCTGTTGAGCTTGATCAAGCAGCATGTGAATCTGCCAAAATGTCATTAGAAAAGAACAATATAACCAATGTCACTGTGTTGCACAGTGATTTCAAGCGTGCTTTATCTGGACTTAAAGAAAAGAAAATAGATGTGATGTTTTTTGATCCACCACGTGTTGGATTAGGTGATGATACAATTGATCTCATCTTAAAGTTCTTACCATCACGTTTGATTTATGGATCATGTAATCCATCAACACTCGCAAAAGATTTAAATGTTCTTCTAAAATATTATGATTTGATTGAATGTGTACCTATTGATATGTTTCCCTATACGTCACTAGTTGAGAGTGTCGTTCTCTTACGCACGAAAGATTGAGTGTCCTGATCAATCGTAGGTAGAGGGAACTTAAAGTATATAACAACGTTCTCATTGTCAGCAACAACGCTGTCAACAAAGGTTGTAAGTAGAAGCTTCTGGTATTCCAGGCTGTCCGCTTTAGCGCTCTTGAGGAATGCCGCAATTCTAGACTTGACCAGATCGAGTGTGATCATGTCAGGTTTAGCTACTTGAGTGCGGGCAAGTTTATCCAAATAAAAATCTAGATTAGACGCTAGCTCGGCTTTACGAGAATTGTACGTTGGGATCTCCATTGAACCATCCAAGTACAAGTCAAGTAAACGCTGCTGCTGGCGTTTTATTTTTTCAATCTCTTTAACTAGAGCTGCTTGGTCGGAATTAGCATCCAGGCGTTCTTTTAATCTAGCCCGAACTTTATCGACGATGAGCTCCATACTCTTGTCAGAAAAGATGACTGCCTCAGTCGCGCGAAGCACAAAGTCCTCCAAGTCTTCCTTTTTGATATTCTTAAAAGAGCAGCTCGGAGTGATCGTATCAGTGAGCACACGCTCCCTGGAAACCTTATGTGCACATCTGTAGAATTTGTTAGAGTACTCACGCACTTGGCCGCCGGCATTCTTGTACTTTTTATGAGAGCGGAATCCATGAAGATGAGATCCACACACGCCGCAAAAAGCAATACCTGTCAGGATATAGTCGTCACCTTTATTCCTAGCGATAGCACGTTGCTGTGCTTCCTTATAGGGTTTCACTCTTTTTTCAATAACCTGATTGACACGATCGAACTGATCCTTCGTAACGATCGCTTCCAGGGCATCATCGACGACAACCCATGTGCCCTTCGTCGAGTTCTTACCAAAGACAAATTGGCCCATGTAAAGTGGGTTCTGCAGAGCGCGAGCAACAAAGCCTTTGCCTAAATAATTACCGGCGCGATTTTTGATCCCTTTATCCTTTAGCTGGCGTGATATCTCAGCGAACGTATGACCAGCCTCGGCCAGATCAAACATTTCACGAATCACAACAGCCTCCTCAGGTACAACCCCATAAGTCATGTCATCCTTAACAAAGACACCATAGGGAGGCATGCCACCCTGATGTTGAGCATTAGCTGCAGCAACGCGCTTGCCTTTTAATACTTCTCTTGATAAGTTCCTAGAATAGTATTCGGCCATGCCCTCAAGCACTGACTCCATCATAATAGACTCAGGACTATCATCCAAAGGCTCAAGAACGGAAATCACTCGAACCCCGTTGTCCTTGAGCTTTTTCTTATATACTGCAGAGTCGTAACGATCACGAGCAAAGCGGTCCAGTTTATGTACAACAACTGCCTGAAAACGTTTAGAAGCTGAATCAGCAATCATAGACTGAAAAGCCTCCCGGTCATCGTTCGTACCGGAACGTGCTTCGTCAACAAACCAGTCGACTAGCGTATATGCTTCCCTTTCGCAGTGATCCTCGATCGCACGTTTTTGTGCTTCAATAGAATATCCGTCGCGCTGGTTTTCTGATGAGAAACGACAGTAACCAACAACCCTCATTATTTATCCCCCTTCTTATCAATAAGTGTGTCCACATAAAGTAAAACGGCTTCCAAATCAGAATCAGATAAATCCGACTCAAGCAGCCGCTCAATTATCACGTATATAAGGCGTGTTCTAGTGCTTAAATTATTTTGTACAGATGCAGCTGTAATATCGTCCACCATATCCAGAAGAAGATTATTCAATGCATCTTCGAATGAGCCGGCATAGTAGATCGCGTCGGTACCCATCATGTAATCAACAGAAACACCAAAATATGGAGCCAGAATATCCGCATGCTGTTTTCGCATTGGGCGCTTCCCTGTTTCTAGATAGTAGAGCGTAGCCCTAGAAATCCCAGTGTCTTCAGAAACCTTTTCTTGTGTAATCTGGTTGCGTAGTCTTAGTTCTTTTAATTTATTCATAAATTACCTCCTGGCGACTATAGTATATCACTTTACGCACGAAAACGCAACATAATAGTTTCAATTTGTAAAAAAATACAAGAAAATGCCACAATATCGTTGCATTTATCAAAAAGCTATGATACCATAACATTGGGCCACAAAAACGTGGCACTACGAAAACGGAAGGAGGAAAGCCTATGGGAGCAGCCACCGCAGTTCGAAAACTTAATATTAAAGTTATAAAAAGCCACATGGCACTAAAGGGTGATACCTACGAGGATCTCGCAGAAGTGCTTGGCAAGTCGAAAGGAGCCATCCATTCTAAGCTAGCAGGACGCCGCAATTTTAGTGCGGATGAGCTAGCGAAAATGTCCGCGCATTATGGTGTTCCGATCGATATTTTTTTTACAGACTAATGCCACAAAAATGTGGGGTTTGAAAAAGGAGGGTAAAAATGGAAAGTACAAACCTAGATGCGTTCATAGACTTTTTGATCGACAACGTGCTGTTCCCTGAACTGAAAGAAGGTGAAGCAGATGATAGTGGATCCAGAACGAGAAACACTAATCAACCGACTAGTTAAACTTTATCCCTACACAAAAGAATGGTTCGAATCACTAAACACTGCGCAGCTCATATCAATGTACAACAGGATAGGAGCTAGAAGACACACAGCAGTGCTCGTGGAAAAAGAACTACCAGAAGCAGATCATCGCAGATACGATGATGAAACAGGTCAGTGGCTAGTCAATACAGATGGCCATGGCTGGGAACCGGAAGAAAACTAAAAATCCAAAGGAGGAAAGAAAATGGAAATCAAAGTCATAATCGGTTTAGACGAAAGAACAACAAAGCTGCTAGGTGATCTAACAAGTGCAATACTAGCTACGAAATCAGTAGCAAGCATACCAGTACCAAAAGTAGAAAAGCCTGCAGAAGAAAAAGAAGCTCCAAAAGCAGAAGCACCAAAAGGTAAAAAAGGATCCAAAAAAGCAGTAGAAAAAGAAGAAACCAAAGATGAAGGCATCGGCGAAGAAACTACAGTGGACGACATCGAAAAAGATGATGAAGCAGAAGAAACAGAATACACAGTAGACGATGTAAGAACTGTCATGGCAGACGCTAAACGATCAGGTAAAGCTTCAGCAGATCTAAAGAAGATCCTAAAGCAAAATGGCGCGGGCGTGGTATCAGACCTAGACCCAAGCAAGTACGCGAAAGTAGTAGCAGCAGTAAAGGCGCTGTAATTATGGAAGACAGAGAACATGCCAAGCTCTCAGCGAGTGGCGCAAAAAGATGGATGGCATGTCCTAGATCAGTCGCCCTCGAAGAAGAGGAAGAAGAACGCGAAAGCCCGTTCGCGTTAGAAGGCACCCAGGCACACGCAGTAGCTGAAGTGCTACTAAGAAACGCCATCGGTGAACTTGACGGGTGTGAAGCTGAAGTAGAGATGAACGATATCAACCCACCTGTAGATATGATCGACTACGTAAGCCTTTATGTAGAAGGGTGCATGGACTCATACGAAACAGCTAAGCTAGAACACCCAAACGCGATCGCGCTAGTGGAAGTCAGGGTGGAATACACCGATTGGGTACCTGAAGGTTTTGGAACTTGCGACTTCATGGTCATAGCCGGAAACAGACTAATCATCAGAGATATGAAATACGGTAAAGGTGTGCCGGTGTCAGCAGAAGACAACCCACAGATCAGAATATACGCCCTAGGCGCAATCCAAGAATTTGGATACATATTCGACATCGAAGAAATAGAAATGCACATCGACCAACCTAGACTAAACGCTTATACAACAGAGATTATAACAACTAAGGAACTGCTAAAATGGGCAGAAAAAGAAGTAAAACCGAAAGCGAAACTCGCGTATAATGACAAAGGAGCGTTCGTGTCGGGGGATCATTGCAAGTTCTGCAGAGTGCGTGCAACATGTAAAAAAAGAGCATGTGACATGCTAGAAATTATTCAAGATATTATAATAGGAGGCCCTATAAATGGCAAAAGATGACAAAAACGAAGTGAACCGTCAGGAGCCAGCAATCGAAGCAGCAGCGGGTAACTACCCATCAGCCGATCTGCTATCCAAAGAACAGATCGAAGCACTGCTACCAAAGCTAGACGGAATCATCAGCTGGGCAAAGCAAGTCCAGGAGTACGCATTAGAGCAAGCCTTAAAAGGCGAGCAATACAACGGCTTTAAAGTCGTAGCGGGTAGATCAAATAGAACCTTCACAAATCCAGACATGGTAGTCGATAGATTGATCGGCGAAGGCTATGATGAAGAACTACTCTATGAAAGAAAGCTAAAGACGCTTACACAATTAGAAGCGTTAGTAGGTAAGAAGAACTTCGAACCATTGATGGGGGAACTAATCATTAAACCTGCAGGTAAACCTGCACTAGTTCCAGAAAGCGATAAACGTCCAGCGTTTACACCAGACGCAGCAGCAGCTGCAGAATTCAAATAAGCCAATAGGAGGAAAATAAACATGGCAGATTTAAAAGAAACAAAAGTAATTACAGGTAAGGTACGCTTCAGTTATGTACATGTGTTCAAACCCGAAGCAGTAGGCGAATCAGAAGATAAGAAATACAGTGTATCAATTATCATTCCTAAGAGCGACAAGAAAACGCTCAAAGCAATCAAATCAGCTGTAGACGCAGCTAAAGAAAACGGTAAGACCAGCAAGTTCGGCGGTAAGATCCCAGCAAACCTAAAAACCCCACTTAGAGATGGCGATGAGGAAAGACCAGACGATGAAGCATATGCTAACGCATACTTCGTGAATGCATCAGCTTATAGCAGACCAGGCATCGTAGATAAAAACAGAGAACCGATCACTGAAGAAGAAGAGTTCTATAGTGGCTGCTACGGTAGAGCATCAATTACATTCTTCCCATTTAATGCATCAGGAAATAAAGGAATCGCCGCAGGATTAAATCACGTTCAAAAGACATCAGAAGGCGAACCATTAGGCGGTAGAGTATCAGTAGATGTAGACTTCGCAGACGATCCAGACTTCGACGATGACGAAGATGATGACGACGACTTCCTTGACTAATGAAATCTGGAAAGACATACCAGGATACGAAGGGCAATACCAAGTAAGCAATCAAGGCCGAGTCAGAAGCTTAGACAGATATATTGAGGTAAGCGATCCGAAACGAAAACCATTCAAAAAATACGTTAGTGGTCAATTATTAAGACCAGGGAAAGTAAAATCAGGACATCTTACTGTAGTACTTGGTAGAAACCTAGAAGGGAAACCCACCAGCACTCCGGTGCATCAGCTAGTCTTAAAAACCTTTATGGGCGACCCAAAAGAAGATGAAGAAGTTAGGCACCTAAATGGTATACCTACCGACAATCGACTAGAGAACTTACAATACGGAACTAGAAGAGAAAACATCCTGGATGTATTCAAGATTGGTAAAGCTTGGCGAAAGCTAACATCAAATGATGTGCATGACATCCGCCAAAGACTTGCTAAAGGCGAAAAGGGAAGACACATAGCAAAGGAATATGGGCTCTATGAAACAACCATATCAGTAATAAAAACAGGGAGGTTGTACTCATGGCTATAACCAAATTGACAATCGATATTGAAACCTACTCGGAAGCAGATCTAAAAAAGGTCGGTGTCTATAGATACGTAACCGATCCATCGTTTGAAATTCTTATGATGGCCTTCGCGCTAGACGATGACGAAACAGAAATCGTAGACCTAGCACAGGGTGAGGAAATACCCGAATGGCTCATGAAAGCACTGGTCAATCCCGAGATCCTAAAAATCGCGCACAATGCAAACTTCGAGCGAACCTGCCTACAGCAGGAGCTCGGGGTGCCGATGCCGCCAGAGCAATGGTACTGTACAGCAGTCAGAGCCTCAACGTTAGGCCTACCAAGAAGCCTGGAAGAAGTTGGACGCGTCCTAGGGCTTGAAAGCGACAAAGCCAAAATGAAGGCGGGTAAGCAGCTGATAAGATACTTCTCAATACCATGTAAACCAACAAAGAGAAACGGTGGAAGAACAAGAAACCTACCACGACACGAACCAGAACAATGGGAGCTCTACAAAAAGTACTGTATGCGCGACGTCGATGCAGAACGTGAGATAGAAAAGAAAATGAACAAATACCCAGAAATGATTAAGGAAGAACATCAGCTGTGGTGCTTGGATCAGTATATCAACGAAAAAGGTGTACTCATCCAAACAGAACTAGTCAACAACATTCTGGCGTATTACGAGATCCACCAGGACGCCCTATTAGATAGGGCTAGAGAAATCAGCGGACTCGATAACCCTAAGTCAATCAGTCAATCTAAAGAGTGGCTATCAGACCAGGGTATCGAAACCGAAAGCCTAACCAAAGACACAGTCAAAGAACTGATCAAAGAAACCGACGATGATGACATCCAGGAGTTCTTAGAGATTAGGCAGCAACTAGGAAAGACAAGCGTATCAAAATACGACGCAATCAGAAGAGCGATCAACGAGGATAACAGAGTCCGAGGGATCCTGCAGTTCTATGGCGCAGAGCGTACAGGTAGATGGGCGGGTAGAATCATCCAGCCACAGAACCTACCAAAGAACAAAATGGGAAACCTGGACCTAGCTAGAAACACCATCATCGAAAACGACTTCGAACTGCTAGACATTTTATACGGCAATCCGATGCAAGTATTCAGCGAGCTCATCAGAACCGCGATTATAGCACCAAAGGGTCACACCTTTATAGTAGCCGACTACAGTGCAATCGAAGCGAGAGTGATCGCATGGCTCGCAAACGAGAAATGGCGCCTCGATGTGTTCGCATCACATGGAAAAATATACGAAGCGTCAGCAGCTCATATGTTTAAAGTACCGCTTGAAAGTATAACCAAAGACAGCCCAGAACGAGCCAAAGGAAAAGTAGCTGAGCTAGCACTCGGATACCAGGGATCCGTAGGCGCACTCAAAGCTATGGGCGGCGAAGCCATGGGACTATCAGAACCGGAAATGAAATCCCTGGTCGACCAATGGCGAAACGCAAACGCAAACATCGTGAGATTTTGGTACGACACAGAGGAAAACGCAAAAGACGCAATCAACCAACCTGGTACCATCTTCTATGGACCTAGAGGAGTAGAGTTCCAAATGATCCACGACACGCTATTCATTAAACTACCAAACGGAAGAAGGCTAGCCTACAAGAACGCGAAAGTTCAGGACGGATCCTACAGAAGTGAGATTGTCTATGACGGTAAAGATCAAAACACCGGCCGCTGGACAAAAGTAAACACCTACGGAGGAAAGCTAGTAGAAAACATCACACAAGCAGTAGCGCGTGACTGTCTAGCTGCAGCAATGATGGAATTAAACAAAGCCGGATACATGCCAACATTTCACGTACATGATGAGGTCATCGTAGAAGTACCTATAGACACCAAAGAAAAAGCCATGAAGGATATCAAAAATCTGATGGCTTTAAAACTACCCTGGACCAAAGGACTCATACTAACCGCAGACGCGTACGATACACCATACTATATGAAAGATTAAGAGGTATACCATGCAAAAGAAATTTATTATTATATGGATCATAGTTTTTAATGCGGCAATGATTATGATAGGAACACTCATGCAACCAGATGAAAAGCAGCAAGCCCTAGACACCATGATAGAATGCTACGAAACAACAGGCCAACAATGTGGACTTCACAACCTACTCGAAGAAGGCGACTATGAAGACGGAAACATCGAGTGGCACAGAGCATGGCTAGAGTCAAACGAGCTAGGCCTTACAGAAGAGGACCTAGAAAAAGGAATGCTAATCATCGACTACATGGAAAAATTAAACGTAGCCGAACGTAAAGCATTATTAGAAGAAATGTACGAACTACATATTAGGAGGATAAACCCATGAAAAAAGAAAAAGAAACTACCCAATTACAAGAAGCAACAAAAACTGAAACAACAAAGCAAGAAAAAGTGTTCGAAGTTAAAGAGGGCACACACATTGTATTTAAGAAGGATGACGTACTAAACTATGTCGGATCAAACGAGATGCTAAGACTCCAAAGAGTAATAGCACAAATCAACACCGGTAGAGCTAAAGATGGAAAAGAAGCTAACGACTACTACGTCGTAAACAAAGACGAGCCATACTCAGAAGAAGTACTAGACATCATCAAGAAGGGCGAGCTAGGGAAGAGCGACGAATCATGAAAAGAGTAAAAGTGCTACCTGGTACAATCAGCCAGCTAGAATCACTCAAAGACAACGCTCAAAGTTTTATGCAAGAAGACGGATCCCATGATCAAGTATGGGATGATGACATGACAGCACTAGACAACGCCATAGATATCATCGAAGCTTATCAGAAAGAACCAAAACCAGTAAAACCAAAAATGTGTGAGGAAGTAAAGATGCTTATATTTATGGGAGCTTTAATTATACTAGCTCTTATCGCGATACCACTCACGATCATACTATTATAGGAGGCCATCATGAGTAAAGAAATCACACATGAAAAAGCAAGAAAACTAGTAGATAGAATGACGGAACTAAATAGGGAACTGTCATTTAGTATGAACTACGATACTAACACAACAATAAATAACGCTCTTTGTGATTTGGATGAGTATGTCACGCAACAAGAAACTAAAGAGTCTGAAGCGCAGATGTGGAAAGATAAATACAACGCTAAAGTAAAAGAGCATAAAAAGGATTTAGAACTAAACAAACCAACTGCTGCTGATGTATGTAAGGTCCTCGATAGTTTATGGAATCTAGATAAAATTAAAACAACACTACATTTCATTTATGATGAACCAAGTAAAGAATTCAGGATGGTTGACGAAGAGAATAGAGTTTTTCGCTACATATCAGTTGACAGATGGGATGATGACGCTATGCAATTAACTGACTTATCCTACGAAGCACTCTCGCTAATAGGAAACTTCTATAGGGGAGGCCATCATGAGTAAATATACAATCAAGAATTCAAAAACAGGCGACTGGTTGTCATCCTTTAAAAGACCATACCCAGGAAAGAATCTAGGGCAACTTGCATGGACAGGGGAACAGAAGTTCGCGATCCATTTTAATGAAAAAGGTGATGCCCAGGGCGTCATAGATAGACTACCTAAAAGGGTGGAAGCTGAACTAGATCCGGTCAGAGAACTAAGCTGGCCAGAGCCAGATGTAAACATATAGGAGGGTGAGGAAGAATGCTAGTAAAAATAAAGCGTAAGCGAATCGAAATAGGTAACCAAATCCCAGAGCACAAACCAAAATTCATGAAGTGTAAAAAGATAAAAATTGTACCAGAACCGGTCATCACAGATGCGACCACAAAAGAGAGAAACATCTACATAGAGTACGTGATGAAGCAATACAACGTGTGTACAAACAAATGGCAAAAGCAGCTAAACAAAGCATGGATCCTAAATTGTCAAGAGGTCGAGCATGATTTATACCTAGCATCAGGTTACCCTCTACTAGAGGGAAACACTAACGAATTATACAAAGATGAAAATGGAAATGAAGCATACGTAAAGCTCATATATAGCACACCTAAAGAAGAACGATATAATACATTCCAAAACGAAGTGCCTGTACCAAGATCAATACCAAATAAACTGAAGGAGGAACCAAATGTCAGATATTGTGAATAAAAGCTGCAGAACATGTAAACATTTCAATTATGGTAAATGTGGACTAGCCGATCAAATATTCGAGTTTGAAAACATAGACATCCTGGATGTTAAAATCAGTAACGGTGAACTAGAGAAACTAGAAGAAGTCCTAGATGGCCACTTAAAACCAGACGAAACCTACGGCACGCCAAGAAACATGAACAGAATCGACCGTAAGAAGCTCGTCGTCGATAAGATCGTAAGAGTTATAAGAAACTTTGCAACAGAGGATGCAGACTTCGAAATCGAAGCTAAGATCAAAGATTACAATAACTTCTATTGTAGCAAATACGAATAATGAAGATGGAGGTAATCAGATGAAAGATAACGGATTTTATAAAAAAGGGTATCTGATTGCCATTTATGATGAAAATGAGCAATTACAAGCAATCTGCGACAACGTCGAAGAGTTCGCCAGTGTTTATAAGAAATCAATCAACGCTGCGAAATCGATCGTGTCTAGGATCTCAGGCGGGAAGCAAAGCACCTTCCTAAACTACAACGAGAAGCTGACCGTCCTGCTCATCCCATTAGACGTCGCAGAAATTGAAGAATTGACAAAGGAAAAGGTAACAACATGAAAGATATCAAACACAAACCAAACCTGGAACTAACGATTGCGGTAGCTAGAACCAGATGGGAATCCACCTGGAAGAATACTACGATCACATGGAGCCAGCTCGTAAATAAACTTGCAAAGACACATCGCACGCATGAATCGGTACAACAATACAGCCAAATGAAAAAAGACGAACAAGACCAGATCAAAGACGTGGGTGGTTTTGTGGGCGGACACCTAAAAGAAGGTAGACGTAAAAATGGACATGTTGTCAACCGAAGCATCGTAACCCTCGATGTAGACTTTGCCACACCCGACCTGTGGGAAGATATCGAGCTTTTAACAGATTATGCCATGGTGGTTTATAGTACACACAAGCATAAGGAAAACAAGCCCAGATACAGACTCATCATCCCACTAGCAGAACCGGTTGGGCCCGAAGCCTATGAAGCGATCGCAAGAATGATTGCAGACAACATAGGTATGGACTACTTCGACGATACAACATATCAACCAACGCGCCTCATGTATTGGCCAAGCACATCTAAAGACGGGGAATACTTCTATCAGTTTATAGATGCACCCATTCTGGATCCAAACAAAGTACTTGCACAGTACCACGATTGGAAAGACGTGTCCTATTGGCCAGAATCAACGAGAGCTGCTAAGACCAGAAAAAGAACTGCAGAGAAACAGGGCGATCCACTAGAAAAGGAAGGGCTGATCGGTGCCTTCTGCAGAACCTACGACATACACGAAGCGATCGCAACCTTCCTACCGGATACCTACCAAGAATGCAGCACAGCAGATCGCTACACCTACATCGGTGGATCCACAGCTGCAGGGCTCGTCATCTACGATGATAAGTTCGCATACTCAAACCATGGTACGGATCCAATCAGCGGACAGTTATGTAACGCCTTCGACTTAGTGAGAATTCACAAGTTTGGTGATCATGATCTAGACGCTAAAGATAACACACCAGTAAACAAACTGCCAAGCTGGCAGAAAATGATGGAACTTATACAAGCAGATAAAAAGGTCAAAATCACCATCGGCTCAGAGAAGCTAGAACAAGCTAGAGAAGAGTTCGGGGATGACCTAGAAACACCAGAGGATGAAAACAGGGAGTGGCTCTCAGAGCTCACAACCAACAAACAGGGCAAGTATGAAGAAACGATCGATAACATGCTCATCATCCTAAGAAACGATCCAAACTTAAAAGGCATCGGCGCACACAACCTCTTCAGTGATCGAAACGAAGTCAAGCGTGAACTACCATGGATAAGATCGGGCGATTATTGGAGCGACATAGACGATGCAGGCCTAAGACACTACATGGAGCGTGTCTATGAACTCCAGGGCAGACAAAAGCTCACAGACGCACTGTCGCTGGTATTCGAAGAAAACGCGTACCATCCAGTAAAGAACTACCTATCCAAACTTAAATGGGATAAGACCCATAGACTAGAAACGATATTCTGTGAGTACCTAGGCGCTGAAGATACACCCTACACGAGAGCTGTAACGCGTAAAACGTTAGTAGCTGCAGTAAGTAGAATCTTCCGTCCTGGTTGCAAGTTTGACTACATGCTAACCTTAATAGGTAAACAGGGGATCGGGAAATCCTACATCATCAAAAAGCTAGCCATGCAGTGGTTCTCAGATAGCATAACAGATATCAAAGGCAAAGAAGCATACGAAGCACTAGACGGTGTATGGCTCATGGAAATGGGCGAACTAGCAGCGCTGAAGAAGAGCGAAAGAGAAGCTATCAAAGGCTACATATCAAAGCAAGAAGATACCTACAGAAAAGCCTTCGCTAGAAACGTCACAGTCAATAAACGCCAGTGTATATTTATAGGAACCACCAATGATAGTGAGTTCTTAAACGACCCAACAGGAGGGCGAAGATTTTGGATCATCGAAACGGATGAAAAGAAGAGAACCAAAACGGTATGGGATGACATGACTCAGGATGAAGTCGACCAAATATGGGCAGAGGCGATGCACTACTACAAGAAGGGCGAAAACATCATGCACCTAGAAAAAGACATTGCAGACAAAGCGTCAGCACTTCAATCTAGACACAGTCAACACAATAACTTTATAGGAATCATCGAAGAATACCTTCTAGTGAAACTGCCTGAAGATTGGAATGAGAAAAACATCCAGGAGCGTAAGCAATGGATCCAAGCAACCGAAGACTTTAGAGCTGAGGAAGACACAGGGCGCCTAGTAGAAAGAACACGCGTATGCGCACTAGAAGTATGGTGCGAGGCGATGGGTAAAGATGTTGCGACGCTTACAAACATGATAAGCAGACAGATAAATGAGGCCATCGAAAGTTTAAGTGGTTGGACGCGTGATAAGTATCCTAAAAAATACGGTGTCTACGGCAGTCAAAGAGGCTTCATAAAAGAGGATCTATAGGACTACAAAGTGGACTACAAAGTGGACTACAAAGTGGACTACAAACTACAAAGTCAAAAATAAGACGACTACAAACTACTACACAATACTACAAACTTTGTAGTCGATAAAAACAGCACAACAAAAGCGAAAAACCCCACAATACTACAATTACTACAATTTTTCTATCTATATTTAAAAATAACCAATTAGGCAGACAAAAAGTATATATGAGATACCTAAAACGCCTAATTGCAGATACACTACGTCGTACGTGCGAGAATTGTAGTATTGTAGTCGAGGGTGAAAAGTGAGGTAAGCATGATAACAATTAATGATCAAGTGAATATCGATTTTTTAAAAGGCCTACTATCAAACGGATCACTGCCAGTAAGCTACATCATGAGAGAGGCAAAAGAGGAAAGATTAAAAAGAGGACTGGTGGGTACAACATCGAGAGATTTCACAAAGACAGCAATGCACAGAGCTAAAAAGAAACTAGGCATAAGAACTGTACGTGAAGGTAGCGACATATGGGCATGGGTGATGCCATGCTAGAAAAAACAGTAGAAGAATACCTGGTAAAAGAGGTACGAAAGATAGGTGGAGTAGCACCTAAGTGGACATCACCAGGAAACAATGGTGTACCAGATAGAATCGTCTTCCTACCGAACAAACAATACTTCATAGAAACGAAGCAGCTAAAAGGTAGACTACGAAAACTACAAAAATGGCAGATCCAAAGATTAAGAAACCTAGGCGCAGACGTAAGAGCATTATACACCAAAGAAGAAGTCGATGCATTCATCAATGAGGTAAGCGAGGTAAGAACATGAGAGCAAACGGAAAATGGTACGAATGTCCAGTGTGTAAAAAAGAATTCTATAGGACACCAGGACAGATGAAAAAAAGTAAAATAGCCTATTGCAGCATTGGGTGCTTCAAAAAAGTTAGTAGTCCTAGAATGACAAAAATGAATAAGGAGTTAAACCCAACTAGGATGACAGAAGAAACTAAAAATAAGATTAGAGACTCAAAGCTAATAGATCCAAGCGAGCGTAAAGCGTACACCAAAAGGTTTGGGCGACATGAACATCGAATAATAGCCGAAGAAAAAATAGGACGACCACTAAAACCAGGTGAGGTAGTACATCACATCGATGGCGATAGGCAAAACAACAGTCCCGATAATTTGATAGTGTTTAAAAATCAAAGAGAACATGCACTGTGGCATAAAGAGCATGATCCGAAATGGGGGTGTAAAAAAGATGAAATTCAAGCCGCATGATTATCAAGTATATACAATAGAACAGATCAAGAAACATCCAAAGATAGCCTTAATACTTGACATGGGCTTGGGTTAACTACGGAAAAACAGTATGCACACTAACAGCCATCAACGATTTAATGTATGACAGCTTTGATATCGGGAAGGTGTTAGTCATAGCACCACTAAGAGTAGCAGATATGACATGGCCAGATGAGGTGGAAAAATGGGATCACTTAAAATACCTAAGAATATCAAAAGTCATAGGCTCTGCAGCAAAAAGGGTGGAAGCCTTAGAAAAAAGAGCTGACATCTACATCATCAACAGAGAAAACACGAAATGGCTGATTGACTACTACTTATCAAAAACAAAGAAGTGGCCATTCGATACAATCGTGATAGATGAATCGTCAAGTTTCAAAAACCATCAGAGCCAAAGGTTCAAAGCACTAAAAAAGGCAGCTGCAGTAAGCAAACGTGTGATTGAGCTTACAGGTACACCAGCACCAAATAGCTTGATGGACCTATGGTCTCAGATATACCTACTAGACCAGGGCGAAAGATTAGGTCAATCAATTACGAAATACAGAAACATGTACTTTTATCCGGATAAACGAAATCAGGTTGTCGTATTTAGCTACAAGCCGAAACCAGGAGCGGAAAAAGAAATATACAAACAGATCGGTGACATAGCAGTAAGCCTAAAAGCAAGTGATCATATCAAAATGCCAGATAGAATCGACAACTTCATAAAGCTGAAGATGTCAAAACGGATAAGAGCAATCTATGAAGAGATGGAAAGAAACTACCTGGTATCGATCGATGAAGAGATGATCACAGCAACATCTGCAGGGGTGGTGTCCAATAAGTTATTACAGATGGCCAATGGAGCAGCATACGATGAAGACAGAAAAGTCATTCACATACATGACTTAAAACTAGAAGCATTAGAAGAGATCATCGAAGAAAACGACAAAAAGCCAATCTTAGTACTTTATAACTACCAACATGATCACAAACGATTAATAGAAAGATTTGAGAAGTTAAAACCCAGGGAGCTAGAAACCAAAAAGGATCTAGACGATTGGAACAATGGAAGCATACAGATTTTATTAGCACATCCAGCGTCCATGGGTCATGGGCTGAATCTACAAGCTGGAGGAAACATCATCGTCTGGTTCGGGCTAACCTACAGCCTAGAGAGCTACCTACAAGCAAATGCCAGATTATACAGGCAGGGTCAAAAAGAAACAGTTATTATAAACCATCTGATCACAGAAGACACCGAGGATGAGAACGCCATAAGAAGGCTAACCCAAAAGAGAATGAATCAGGACGAACTAATAGAAGCAGTAAAAGCTAAAATCAGAAAAGCCAAAGGAGGGCAACACAAATGATTAGTGTACTAGAGAAACAACTACAAAAGGAACTAAGAGCGAAAGAGGAAGCGATGCGACCATACAATAAGCGAATCAAAAACCTGAAGACAGCAATCAATAACCTAAAGCAGTACGATGAAACAGCGGACGAAATGAACACAAAAGAAGTACAAATCGTACAAAAGACTAATGAATTTTAATTTTTATTAACATTTTCGTGCGTAAAATCGTGCGTTTGGTAGCAGATATGAAAAACGTGGTATAAAATAAAAACATCAAGTGGCGGCCTACTCACAGCGAGGCAACCAATTAAAAATAAATGTCGACTAGTTAGAGCGGCCACTTGATAACAACAAAGGAGCGAGCACATGGGAACACCTATGGAACTCATAAGGTTTTATCAATCCAAGAAATGGAAAACAGTAAGAAGATACATCAAGCAAAGAGATCAGGGGATCTGCCAGAAGTGCGGAGGGATAGGCCAAGAAGTCCATCATAAGATACCGCTAACCTTAAGGAACTACCAATCAGAACTAGCAATCGATCCAGAGAACCTCGTACTTTTATGTAAGAGCTGTCATGACGCAGAACGTGGAGCAGCTACAGTCAGAGAAGACGTAATGTTCGACGAGTATGGCAGAATGAAACCTAGAACAAAGACACCCCCCACCCAATGACGGCTTAACAGAGCCGACGAAACAACGGGCGCGGAGTATCGTAAAATATAACGCCGATTTTTTAAGTTTTACGCACGAGTTAAACAGACAAGCAAATAGAAGCCTAGAGGAGGAAATAACTAGTGCAAATTGAAATGATTAACGTAGAGGAACTACAGCCTTACGCAGGAAACCCCAGGAAAAACGACAAAGCAGTAAAAGCTGTTGCCGAATCAATCAGAAACTTCGGGTTTAAAGTTCCGATCACCATAGATAAAGAAGGTGTCATCGTCACAGGTCACACCAGATTAAGAGCTGCGATCAAGCTCGGGATGAAAGAAGTACCGGTCATAAGATTAGACGATCTAAACGACGACCAGATCAAAGCCTTCAGGCTAGTAGACAACAAAGTCGCTGAAATAGCAGATTGGGATGTTGAAGCTCTGATCAAAGAATTAAACGAAATTGAAATGGACCTGTCACTCTTCGGCTTTGAAAAACAAAAAGGCATCGACGATGTAGAAGATGACGAGTTCAAAATAGAACTGCCTAAAAAGCCAAACGCTAAAGAAGGCGACATCTATCAGCTAGGCAAGCACCGACTTATATGCGGCGACTCTACAGATCCGAAAGTCATAGAGAAGCTCATGGATATGGACATGGCGGACTGCTTCATAACAGACCCACCATACAACATAGACTACGAAGGCGGCGCAAACGCCAAGCGTGAAAAGATCATAAACGATCATTTATCAGACAGCGAGTTCGGCGAGTTCTTACAAAAAGCATTCGCTGCAGCAGCATACAACATGAAAGCAGGTGCAGCATTCTACATATGGCACGCTGACAAAGAAACAATCAACTTCAGACAAGCTTGCGATCAAGCAGACCTAGAAGTAAAGCAGACGCTCATCTGGAACAAGAATGCATTCACACTAGGACGCCAGGACTACCAATGGAAACACGAACCCTGCCTCTATGGATGGAAGCGGGGGGGGGAGTCACTACTTCATAAACGATAGAACCTGGGCGACAGTGATAGAAGAACCGCTAGACATTGATAAGCTCAAAGCTAAAGAAGCTAAAGATCTACTTAAAAAGATATTTGAAGAAACCCAAACAAGCATCATCGATGCAGATAAACCACTAAGAAGCGCAGAGCACCCAACCATGAAGCCAATCCTGCTGATAGCAAAACAAATGCTAAACAGCACCAGAAAAGGCGAGTCGGTACTCGATACCTTCGGTGGTTCAGGAACAACACTCATCGTAGCAGAACAACTAGAGAGAAGATGCTACATGTGTGAGCTAGATCCCAAATACATTGATGTGATCATCAAGCGATGGGAAGATTATACAGGCTTAACAGCTGAAAAATTAAACTAAGGAGCTAAGCATGAAATTATTCTCAACAGAACAAGTAAGTAAATGGCATCCTGACAAATACGCAGATCAGATCAGTGATGCAATACTAGACCATTGCCTAAGATGGGATAAAAACGCAAAGGTAGCTGTAGAAACACTCGTGAAAGGAACAACCGTAGTACTTGCAGGGGAAATCACAGCACAAGTAACATATGAATCAATCAAAGATGTAGTACACCGAGTAGCAGATAAACTTGGCTATAAAGTGGACAAAATCATCAACTTAATAGAAAAACAATCAACAGAAATAGCAAAAGCAGTGATCCAAAACGACGGATCAGTAGCTGCAGGCGACCAGGGCATCATGTTTGGATACGCAACAACGGAATCCAACTCACTATTGCCTTACGGATTTGACCTGGCAAACAGAGTCATAAGCGTTATTGAAGACGATGTGGACTACAATAAGGCGTCGATATTAAAAGGCGATGCCAAAGTACAAGTCACAGTAGACTTCGAAAAGCAACCAGAAGAATCACTTCACACGCTGCTCATCAGTGTATGTCACAAAGAAGGACTAGAACTAGCAGATGTGCAAGATTATATGAAGCACCTATTAGAAGCAAATGATATACCAATGCCGTCAGAAAAACTACTAATCAATCCAGCAGGT